AAGTAATTCTACAACGAGTCGTCGAACGTCTAGATGTAAGAATTAACAGATTAGTAGCAGTACGCAATAGAATTCAAGATTTGGCTGAGTCTTACGATCCAAGATCATCTAAGACAGACGATCATGAAACGGACCCTACCTGAGCCATCGGCCGGTAGATCAAAAGGCCTCAGTGTTGATACAGAACGATAAGTATAGGACTAAATTATGAAACTTAATCAAGATCTGCGCTTGATGAGTATTGATCCTGGAGAAAACAGCGGCTTTGCTGCTCATATGGTTGGCGATCCGATCAAAGGCATGCTGTCATGGCATGGTTTCTATTCGCACGATCAATTTTTTAACCAACTCGCTATGATGAATCCGGATGTCATCATTTGCGAGTCATTCGATCACCGAGCTAAAGACAATATCAACTATACTCCTATAGAATACATAGGATTGGTAATTCTGTATGTTGAACGTCGGTATGTTGAACGACGTCCAGTAGAATTAGTTTTTCAGACACCATCTTTTGGTAAATCTTTTGGCATAGATAGACTGAAAAAGTTAGGACTGTACATAGCTGGTGCCGACAACACAGACCAAATGATGGCCTTACGACATATGCTTCAATTCTTGATTAGTCAAGAAGCGTTCGATTTTGGACTATTGAAGTGAATACTGAAGACAAATTACTCCTTGTACTACTCCTAGTAGTGGGAGCTGTAATTATTTACGGTATCTGGGTGTTTGTTTATTTATTCTAAGAAGCCCGGTCATTGACCGGGCTTTTTTAGAATCATGGCCTTAAGCCAGATTTAGGTTTTCCGCCTGATGGTGGCGGAGGAAGCGGAGACTCAGATTGTACTGGAGGAACGACCGCTGTACTTGACAATCGCTGACCTACAATCTGTGGCCGGACGTCTTCGATGCCTTCGGTAACCTCCGCAGCAACTTGGCCAGTCCTTACTAAGCCTTCTGTAGTCACCTTGTCTCCCATAACACCAGTTTTATCCTCATCTCCGACTGGAGATACCTGAGACCTGGATACCAAGGCGAATAGTACTAGGACAAAGGATTGTGTCGAGGTGACCATTCCCTGACTAAGATCTAGTCCATAGGCTCCGAGCAAGCCTGCAACTGCGGAGAGAGCATAAGTGTAGACGTTTGGCGCTATAGGTCTTGTGCTCATAGCTACAAGAATTGCGCCGATAGCATTGATAACCGTACAAATCCACGCTGCTTGTACAGACGACAAATAATCTAGGTTGAAGCCTACCAAAAAATTAACAAAGGCAGTTGTTACTGCGATCCATAGGGTCGGCTCTCGTCCCAGAATTTTACCTTTTCCAAATATTTTTATCATCTTTAATCTCTCCATTCTTTTGGATTTTATACAGCAACCATACTAATTTCCAAGCGCCATAATTAATCAGTAACAGAAAAATATAATTAACTATAATTCTACCATAATAATCGCCAAGAATCGGACCAAGTAATATATAAATAAACAAACCAAACATCGTAACCATGAAATACAAAATGTATTTTCCAACAATGTTAGATTTCCAATTTGATCCGCTTATAAATGTGACAATAAAAGTCAATAGACCAAGGCAGAACGTACCCAATAGTACATATTGAACGGCCCTAGTCATTGTGTCTCCGCATAGCTCGTAGCAAGGCCTCAGAAAATTGTTCTCCTCTACTACTAAGCTCCCTCGATTTTTTAGCGATTTTATCCACTTCTAATTGAGCCTTTCTTGCCTCATTTAACTTACGTTCAGACTCTTTTAGAGCATCCAAGGAACGTTCTACACCATCCGTCCGCTCTTCAGGAACTTGTACCTTATTACGTCGAAACCAATTCATAATATCGTCTCCTTGTGGATTGGAGTACGATTTGCAACCAGTGTTTGTATCAGCGCGTTATTCGTTGCCACTGATGTAGCTAGTTGTTCCTGTCCTTTCGCAAGAATGTCCGCCCTAGTGTCCGTGTTTTGATAAGCAGATTGCCATGTAGCAATTTGCTTATCTTTATCGTCCACTAATCTTTCATAATACTTGATTATTACATCAACTTGATTTGATGGCCACAACCATCCTTTTATCCAGCTGATGATAATCAAGACAATGATAGCAAGCCAGCCAGCTACATTTACATAAGGACCAATAATTGGGAGCTCGCCCATGATGTTTATCCCTAAGCAGTAGGGCCAATGTTTAGTACACCACTGGTGACATTCAATACAGATGGAGGGTCCACAGCTGACATATTGTCCAGCTTTGAATTAACCTCATCGAGAGAACGTTTCAAATCTTCAACCTTATTGATGAGTTCCTTGAAGGCAACAATGAACTGGTTAGGTATCTCCAGTTCGTGATCTACTGTATTGGAAATATGATCGGCTTTATCGGTCATCCCAACAATAGACTGAAGATAATGTTCCGAGTTGTTAATCTGTGCTACCTGAAGCGGTTCCACTGTTCCTCCAAAAAATCGTTCGATTAGTGGTGCTAGGAGTCTGTTTTCTGCATCACGAAATCTACTCAAATGCGAATGCGACAAGTGTGATGAGTCTCCACTCGTACGCTTCTTAAGTCTGTCCCAACGCTTGACGACTTTACCATCAGGAGTGTATATGAACGATCGAACATCAAGTGAGTCTGCCGCTCCAGCATTAAGCTCCTTGACCATCCAAAGATTGAAATCAATAAGTGTGACACGCTTGCCACCAATTACTTTGTCGAACCAACCGAAATCGATGGCGGACGCAGCATCAGTCTTATGACTAAAATCACGAGCTGATTCTTCCCAAGAGTAATCATCCAACTGTCCGTTGACTATTCGCCTTAGATCCCAACCACAGTGATATCCACCTTTGTGATTCTCGTCACCAACAATGCCAACAGCATTGTTTGGAAGATTCGTGTATTTTTGATACACATGTCGTGTGTCCAAAAGTGTTTGTGGTGCATAACTCATACTAATTCACCCGCCTTCCTCTAACTAACTCAATTGTTTTAATACTAACTTTTTGGATTACGGCAGTAGGTTCCGTACGTTGAACACGGCTACTAGATCCTTCTTCTTGTCTCTTCAATTTCAAGATTCTCTCTTGCGGAGTCAATCGTCTAGGCGACGCAGGTACTTGTCCCATTCTGGAACTTCTTAACTCTCCTACGTGAACCTTTTTCAATGCTACTACTTGATCGTCTACTGGACATTCTCTACGAATGACATCCAATGGATCTTCCACCGCAGCATTAGTATATTTGTTATCAACTGGACTTTCCAATAGCAAATCCATAATCTGTTGCCTTGTATAAGGGATTGGTCTACTGAAATCCCGCCTAAAATTAAATACCCTAGTTCTGTGTGTTAATCTAGCTACCGATGCCGTCACTTCCATTGGTGATATATTTTCTACATACGGTTCGAATAGTATGAAGTCAATTGCCTCATCCGCACTCGTGTCATATACAGCCGCTATCCACTCCACAGTTTCTGGATGAAAGATTTGCCCAGCGAACTCCACACTGTCATCATCATTAACAATCTCTTTAGCAACCTCAATGAATCCAGTTTCCTCATTATAAAGCGCAGCCAATACCGTCATGGATTTCATATGTCACACCTAAAGTTCCAGAACGTGACGAATTTATTGTTAGCTGTCACGCCAAACCTGATGACAAAGCTTGATGTAGAGTAACTATCTATTCCCCAAGTCAAGGTGCCTCCGTTAACACCAATAGTAAATAGAGGAACCATATTCGTAGCAAAAGGTGTAGAATAAGTGTATGTCCAAGTACTGAAGCCCGAGGACGCAACAAAGTCTCCCATGTGCAAAGCTGCGTGACTGTCATACTGTAGCTGGTTAGGCCACGCGCCACGGATAGCAATTACTTCCTCGCTAATGCCCGCTAGCGAGTTCAACCAAATAAACGATTCCTGTCCACCATCAGGCTGATGGCTGAGAATGACACCGTCACGCATCAATAGTAATTTGCCACCATCAATCGTGTTATCCAACAATTCAATGTCCAACTGAATGGCCTGATTTGGATTGTTTGCATCGTTGTTGAAGTCCTGACCAAACAGCGTGGCCTTGTGTGTATCATTATCACCAAGAGGAAAGAATTGAATCTCAGGAATTGCTCCATGCTTAAGTCGCATAACAATTGTATCATCAGTTTCACTTACGACAATATCACCATTACGTACAGTCAGATCACCATCCTCAATAGCTGTGTGTCCAATTTGAAGAGACTTCTCCTTAGTGGTAATCCGCTCGCCCAAATCTAAGACGTGAGTGATGATATCCTTTTGTCCCTGAAGTCTGTTAGGATTAGTGTCATATCTGCTCTGTCCAACACCCATTATTGTTCTCCTTCGAAAACAATTCTTGCCATTTCAGTATGCGTATCTTGAGGAGGGTAGTATTCCCACCCTAAAATTCTAGTATTAAATATTTGATCTACTGGATCTGGGTGGCGAGGATCGCCAGTAAAGTTGACTCTTGCAGCATCCCCTAGACCATAGCTACCAAATTGCGGTAACTGGTCAGCTTTCAATTCCACAGTTAAGGTCGGAATGCCTGGTTTCTTGACGATTGCCCTTTGTGTGGTTAGTCCGGCCAAAATGGTTGGATCTGAAATGGACTTTAAGCTGACGTACTGATCGTAGCGTGGGAAGCCCGAACTTATAAGATCCGAATGGATGACTTCTTGGGTAAGCATTGTCGATCCTTCACCAGCACCTACTCCGTAGAAATGCGTACCTCTATCAGCCATCGATCCATTGTGCCAATAGTTGACGATCTGTCCAGGATAATCAAAGTCTACAGGGTTGCTTGCGCCTAGCGTTGGATATCCGATTCTTAAGCTTTTGGAATATACATTTTCTACTCTGGCGATATCTACTGTCCAGTCAAACCCATCGTCAGCATTTGCTAACTGATCCATCAGCTCACGATAATATACAAACTCGAATCCTTTAGCGGAGAGATTTTTGGTTACTGTAACTGCTGTAGTAGGCAGTGTAAATTGGATGCTGTTAGGATCATCACTCATCATTATTGACCATAGATCGATGAATATGGTCAATTGTTCCGCATTAACATAATCGATGGCATCTCGCCTCATGAATCTATATTCAGGATAGTGCTCCCAAGCCAACGCGAAAAGCTGATAGCTTTTTGCTTGACCTTGGTAAGTTCTTGTTTTAACGAAGCCGCCCCATATAGCTTCATTTTCGCGCTCGCAAACTAGGTAGCATCTTCCTTCTTGAGTGGCATTAATTAAATCCCGATTAGACATTCCTGTTTGGTCTAGCTGGAATGAACCACGAAATTCACCCATACCAAACCCACGTGTCATCGACACACCGTACAAAGGAATTTCAGCAATAACTTGTCCAGTGAGGACATCGCCAAACACATAGGAAAAGTTACTCAATGTAATCCTTACGCTAGTTCTATGGTTCCCGACACAGAAAGAGAGTCATTAGTCGTCCAAGTCCAAGGTGACGATGCAGTGATGGTGGCGTGGGAACCGGAGGAGTTGACGTCGAATATTTCGACGGTCGAACCCGACACGACCATGGCCACGCCTTGCCTGTTTTGGGTCCCGCTATCTAGAAGTGTGGCCTGGCCTATCACGTCATTAGATGCTGTATATTGCGCATGAGGCGTAAATGGCAAGGTAAAGCGTGGAGCAGTCCCAACTGCGGATCCGGAACCGTATATGAACCTAAACTTGTAATCCAACGTCTTATGGACTTGACGGAACCGCGCTGTCAATGAGCCAGATCCTAATGTCAGGTTGGTAAGGGTCGGCACCCAAGTGGTCCAGTTATTTGGCCAAATTTGATTGTATGCAGACCCATTCCAAACGTACAAAATGGCAGTGTCTATTACCCACAGCAACTGCCCTACGGAAACTTCCACACCACCAATTGGCGCTGCCGCATCGTTCCGACAACTAATTACGCCACCAGTTGCAGCAAGATAATATCTGGTATCTGTAATATTCGCGTTAACGATCGACGAAACAGAAGCACCAACAGCAACTTGTGCAATGGTAATTGAATTTACGGGGGCAGTAGGTGCAACACCTGGGGATCCTGGGGTTCCTGTAATTATCTGAAGTTGTGAATCGTTATTGGCACCACTGTATACAGAGTCTCTAACGTTGATGACAACCAGATCAATACGAGTCAAGGAAGCATGTGCGGCAGCTATAGCAAGGGTGACCTGTGCATCATTGACAACCCAGTAATTAGCTTGAGCGCCACTCTCAGTTCCAGGAATTGAAGCAACTCCTGATGAAACCAGAACTGTCATGTTTGGCGAACCTGCTTGTTGAACAGTGAATTCCTCACCTCGCGTCGGGTGGACACCCCCACGGGCACGTAGCGATGACGCAGAACTGAAGTTACCAGCCTGAAGTCCAGCAAGATACTGACGCATTTGAACAGCTGTATGAGTATCACCAGCATTCTGTAACCAACCAGGCGGATTTGTTACCGACATTTAAATCCCTCCTTATCGCCACGCGGACCGAAATTGGACATTCATTACACTATTTGCTCCAGATACTGCATTATACCTAAGAAATGTTTCACCTTGCTGCAAATAAAACCAGTCTGGAGTTATCAATGAGCTACGACGATTGGTATTACCATTCAGTTTCACTGTCTTGTATTGTGTATCTACAGTCAAAGTTTCACCGGTACCCAAAACAATCGCAAACGTCAGAGAGTGGCCATAAGTATCGTCTCTGATTGTTGGTGTATCCGATGGTCCAGTGATAGTGAAGAGTGCCGGGGTCGGACGATTTCCCAAGTTGTTAACGAGAATACCATCGCTGCTCGAAGATGCACCGAAACCAAAATCGAATCCTAAATTAAAACCAAAACCGGAACTACCACCAGTAGCGAATGGGACATCTGTATTTGTGATTACCGAAGCATAGAGTCTTGGGTCTTCAGCAAACATTTTGAACTGCGCCTTTGCCTGACCAGTACGACGGAGCTGCTCCCAATCGTACTTAACACCAAGCGGCTTAACGTATATTACCCGTTCGTCAATGCCAGGTGCTTTGTAGTAAAATGGCACTAGCGTAGAACTGGGAGCATAATTAGCTTTCAAAGAATCTAGGTAAGTTTCCATAGTATCTGAGTCAGCAATGATGTCGCCGTTTATAAGGATGTCACGTCCACGCTCGAACTCTGCATCCATGAATCCGCCATCGGCGTTTTCACGTTCGCGACGTGTTTCCCTATATGGTGTGCTGTCTAGACCCAACACAGATTGGACGTCAACGAATGGCAATCCTGAAGAATCAGTGTTGAGAATAATTCCTGTATCACCCAACTGAAAAGTTAGGTCTTCAGTAAGAGGCATTATAACCTCTCATTCTCAGCAGCTTTATACTCCTCATAGTCTTCCGTCCAACTCCCACCCTAACTCCGCCGCATGGATCCTAGGGTCGATTTCTTGAGTATTAACAGTGATATATTGGTTGGTAACTCTTTGTTCTGTAACTGGTCGGATGAATCCTTGCGGAACTGCAAGAGCAGGAGCCGGAAGCATCCCCATCTGAGAAGTAATGCCCTGTAGCTGACTCTTCAACGCTGGGATCTGACTGGAAATACCCTTCATGAATCCCTTCATGATGTTCACACCAGCAGGCAGAAGAAGTCTAAGGTCAACAGACTTCGGTCCCTTGATGTTTGGGATCATATCGGTAATTTCTTTGAGTCTAGTTTTCAAGTTACTAACCATACTCTTAATGCCGTCCATAAAACCGCTAATAAGATTTGATCCGGCATTGAAAAGCCAAGCCTTAGAATCACTAAAAATTGACTTGACATTACTGATAAGGTCGTCCACGAACTTCCTCATTGTGGTACCCATACTTGTTGCTTTTCTACCAACTTCTTGGAAAAAATCTCCAATAGCTGATCCCAGAGATTTAATCCAATTCCACAACAGTGCTAGATTAGCAATCAATAGAACTACAGCATAGACCACCGTCATAATCATAAGCGCGAAGCCTAAGATTCCAGAAGCTAAAATAAGGGCAGTGATAATTAAAAGCCACTTAGCAACTTGTGCAAAGACTACCAGGAACGGACGTATTGATTCTTCATTCCTATACCACCAATCACTTAATTTTGCAAGTGCCGGAACTATATTTAGTTCAATAATTTCTCCTATTCGACTAAGTGCCCCGTCAACAATATCGAGTATTATTCTTCTTGCTTCCTCCATCTTTGGCATTACTTCCTCAACCCAAATTCGAGCAAATCTTTGGATTGCGGGAATAACTCTTGTTTCTATAAAAAGCGTGAGTTTCTCAATGCTGGGTCGCAAATGCTCATTGTACGATGTTGCCACGTCTTTGGCTGTTTGTAAAACTTTCTTCCAAGCCGCACTTAACGCTTCTCCAAGTTCTTCTACTGCATCTCGGAAAATTTTACTTCGTTGCCACGCTGAATAGAAAGCAGCAGTGAGACCTGCTACAGCTACGGTCACAAAGCCGATTGTAGACATAATGATTGCCAACGCGACGCCACCAGCTATAATGCTGGATACAAAGAATGCCATTGTGCCAACAAGTATCACCAGGACACCAACAACAATTGCAATTATCGATCCCCATAGAATGAATTGAGCGATAGTTGTCTTTGTGGCTTCTGGCAACTTATCAAACCAATCTAGGACCACTCCCACAATTGTAATAAGCTTCAACAACTCTGGGAGCACAGCTCGACCAAGAGCTTCTTTAATAATCATCCATTTGTTAGCTATCAACTGAGACTTGGCCGCAACGCTTCCGGCCATTGTTTCATACGCGCCTTCGAAGACTCCAGTTGCATTCTGCATGAACCCGACCATTTCTTCAAATTGGCCAAAGTTTTTAAATGCAACGTCCCAGAAACGCCTAGCTTGAATCGTTCCGCCAGCACCCGTAAACAGTTCCTGTAAGAATTTGGCTCGTTCAGGTGAGGACATAAGTTTAATTTTGTCGTTCATCTTGTCCATAATTTGAACAAGAGGCAAGAACTCTCCCTTGGCATTACGTATAGCAATGCCCATATCTTCAAGTCTGGCTACAGTCTTTGGATGTGATATGGATTCCAAGGCACGAGCGGCAGAAGTGGCCGCCATCGCGGCAGACAGACCATTACGAGTCAGGAAGGCCATCATTGCACCAACAGTCTCGAACGTCTGTCCGGACCGAGCAGCAGCGGGTAAAGCTCTACCTATAGTGTTAGCTAATTCCTCATAGGTAATAATACCCTTACGAACAATTTGGAATTGAACATCTTGAATTCTGGTCAAATCCTTAACAGAAAGACCCAAGGCATTGATGATAGAAATCGTAGTTCTAGCAGCAGCCTCAATGGTACTGTTACCAGCAACAGCCTCCTTGGCAAATCCTCTGAGCAAGGTTTCAGCCTCAGCAACGCTTACATTCATAGACGAGAAGATAAAGAATAAAGTCTCCTGCATTTGTTCAAACGGTATTCCCACCTCGCGGGCGACTCTGCGCCCAACTTCTGCAACTTCTCCCAAGCTTGTGGAAATGCCGTCAATCTGAGTCATGGTGCGTCGGACTTGCTTATCATATTCAGCAGCAACATTGGTTGCTGATTTGATAAACGCAAGTCCAGCAACACCAAAACCAGTCATGACGCTACCAGCGAGCATGGAGGTCATAGCAAATTGCTGTAGTCTCATTGCAGTTGTTTGCATTGCACGATCGAAAGAGCTAACTCCAGCAGCAGCAGCGGCAGCAGAACCAGCGACGTTGTGTCCAAAACTGCGCACGATTCGACTAGCTTCGTCACGTGCACGAATTACAACCCAAAGATCACGAGTAATGGCCACTATTTGGCTCCAGCCCTTTTACTTTCTATTTCTGCCGCTATTTGTCGGGCCTCTCGCACTATACCAAACAAATACATTAAGTACGAATCTTGATCAAAAAGCCCACCGGATAAAGGCAAGCAATGCAGCTCTTGACAAGTATTAACAACGTCAAGGACCAGCATCACTTCTACATCTACAGTTTTCTTATTACCATAAATTGCGGCTCTTAACCGCTCTACTAGTTTTTTGTTTCTTCTGACTCCTCAAATGAGTTAAGGCGATCGATGTGCATTTGAATTTCGTCGCCAACTTGACCACTTATCATTTGTATGTCGGATGGAATTTTGAAGTTGAGCGGCATCTCTCTAGCATCAGGGTCGTCTTTCTTACAAGGTTGACCCTTACTGTTAACCAATTTAGTAAGGTTGTGTTCCAAAATAAGATTGGAGAATTCCCATAGTGAAGTCTTCTCCTGAAGAAGGTCCATCTGCATCTTGGTTTCTTGTGGTCCTTTTTTGGATGTATCCATACTCATGGCGATAGATGCCATCATGTCCTTTCGCTTCAGAGATTCGCCGTAGTTCATCCGTCGAATTACTACAAATCCGTCTGGAGGACAAGATTTAAGTGGGATGTTTTCGCTTGCTTCGGTTACAGTTGCAATTGGCATTTTCATGGTCCTTCTAGCTAGGTTTAGAATGAAACATAGACACCGAACTCGTTTGCATCTGGATGGGATCTTGGACGAATTCCCACAGATGCAGTCCCATACGTATTACCAGTTTGCTTGTTCTTAAGTCTTGGATAGCCATCGGAAGCAAAAGCAGTAATGATCACTGGAATTCGCTTGATGTAATTCGGGTTGCCTTCAAAAGTCTTCTGCTGTAGGTAAACGCAGTGTAACCCTACCAGAGGACGCCAGCCATGGGTATCGGCCGAGGCAACGCCTCCACTGACCTGTAAGGCTAGATCAGTTTCATTAACCCTATTTATTACTGGCACCGTGAACCCCACAATCACTCGCGCTAGGTCAATTTCATTGACCTGTCCTACCAGTTTGGTCTTTATTCGCGCTATTGCATTGGCAGTGTTCGTTTCTACAATTTGAGATACTACCTTGACCTTAACGTGTGATATAGGTTGTGCAGTATTTGATTCAGTTACCATACCAACTGTGGTTGCTGTGCCAGCTCTGGTGACAGTGTCTGCGGTGTTAATCTCGGACACCAGACCAATTATTTTGGCCTTTTTGTGTGTCACCGGTTGAGGAGCACTGGTTTCTGATATTTGTACTACCGTCCTAAGATGTACCCTCTTAACGATTTGTGCTATATTGGATTCGGTTACTTGAGTTATTACCTTAATCTTACGATGTGATACTGTCTGTGCAATATTGGTCTCAGTAACTTGGCCTAGCAATTTTCGTTTTAGTTCCACAAGTGCTTGGGCAGCAGATGTTTCGGTTACTTGGGCAACCGCCCTGGATTTGCGTGGTGTGACAGTATTGGCCGTGCTCGTTTCGCTAACCAAACCAAGAAGTTTTTGCTTACGTTTAGTAACAGTCTGTGATGTGGAAGTTTCTGTTACTTGTCCAATGACGCCGGTTAGAATATGAACAGGAGTAATTGTCTGTGCTGAATCTGATCCAGTCACCTGTCCGATTGCTTTACGTTTTACCTCTTGCACATTCTGTGCCGTGTCGGTACCAGTTATCTGTCCAAGCAACTTTGATTTAAGATGGGTGATTGCTTGTGCTGCATCAGTCTCTACAGTTTGTCCAACAGTCTGAGTTAGTCCACCCGCCTCTGTGCCGGGTACTCTTGCAATCCAAACACCTGCGTAACCGTCACCAGAATCGTTTGCTTTGACCAACTCAGTCCAAGTGAGTCCTCCACCGACAACGGTCATATTACATATTCCAACACCACCGTCAGAAGAGACAATCGCTACAATTAACGATCCTGCTGGTGGAGTGAATATTGCAGTTGCCACAGTTTGAGCAGCATCAGTGGATACTGCTGTAGGTGCAGAGGCATGTTCAGCTAACGTACCAGAAGTTAGAATCTCAGCTTGGGAAATACCACCAGCTGTACCACTAGGAGCAGATGCACCAAGGGTTATAGGGCTTGACGCTGTAGTAGTTGCTGTTGAGCGATAAGTACCATAACAAGAGCCGTTTGTAACGTCAGATATATTCTGAATAAACGTGGTGCTTGCTAACGCCGTCCATAAAGTGGTACCATTGGCATTGACGATGGATCCATATACAATCGATCCACTGGCGTTCGGCGTTATACCCAACGATGGTGTAGTAATAACATTGGCAAAAGCAACTGCACCATTTTGGGTTGCATGCGCACCTGTAAGAACTTTAACGGCAAGTGCCATGCCATTAAAGGTGGATCCACTTTGAGTTGCCCTAACATCCAGTTGTGAAAAAACGCTCTGAAGAGCTACCGAAGATCTCCTTCGATACGAATATCTGGGGAGTAGTATCTTTGGACCTCTAAGGGCGCCCATGTATTAACCCTGTTCGACTACATACAATGTACCTGACATAGTAAGTGAATCAGTAGGCGCAGCCATTAGTCTAACAACAATCAACGTATCTGCCTGGGACGCCTCCCATTCACAACCTTCTGGCAACCACAACGGCAAACCTGCGGCAATGTGAAAAACATCGGAGTGCAAGTTGATAGCTGTACCTGCCGTAGCCACAGTAGTGTTATTGGTCATGGCCGTAAAACCAGCCGCAGCACCAGACCTATTGAGCGGTCTCGGCGTTGGAGATGCTCCACCTGATCCCGTTGTCGCATGCCCACGAATCACTCTGTAACGCAGAATCTCTGATGCGGCATCTCCTAAATCGGACGACTGTCCCAAGAAAACGCCTATTATTTCAATCGGCTTGTCATCTGCGGGAGTAAGCTGAAAGAAATCGACTGCCGCAGTTACGGCAACACCTTCAAATTCTACCGTATAGACTCTATCTCTTGCCATATTCTATCCTAACGAAATAGTAATCCAGATGGGCGACGTTTCCATGCCGGATAATCAGATGGTACAGAAGCGGCACCTTTAATGGCAATCTTAATAAGAGTCTTAAAGTTTGCTGTCAGGCTTAACGTCGCAGTGGTTGCTCCAGTAGAACCAATGGTTGCCTTGGTCCCGGTTGCCATTGCAAATCCGCCACCTAAGCCAGTAGCTACCCAGTTATCCATTTGCTCAGTCAATGAACCAAGATTTGCATTCGTCCATCCAGTAGCACCCGCTGTTGATGCAACATCTTGACCAGTGCCAAAAGCATCTAATATCAAACAATCTACAACAGTAGTCGTCACAGCCGGAATTGATACTGATGTATCAGCAGTAAGCTCTGTTGTTGCTGAGATCACATCCCATGGGTTACCAGTATTGATAACGCCTCGCAGGATAATCATACGACCGCCCATATGATTACCTGCATCGGCAATTGAAGGTGTTGCTTCACTAGCAGTCAATCTTCTCCAAAGAACCCACAATTTAGTAGTTGTACCGGAGGAGACTGTAGAGCTAGTAATCACTGCCCAGTTTGTTGGAGGAGTAACTACGTCTGCTGACTCAGTTTCTATAAATGACAAAGCGAGATCGTCAAGTATTGCCGTATAACCACCTGGGTATGGAACAGTCAATGCTCCGGCGTTGCTAGCACCAGCTCCGACCCCCACCACAGTTGGTATCGGCATGAGCTATTCCGCTGGGTCAGGAGTTAGTCCAACAGAAGTAACTTTGGTTACATCATCCGCACCGATAACCTTTGTCCAAATTGTGTTTGGTGCAACATAATCCTCAGCGTCTACGGTCTCTATAGTGGTGAACAATGTAGCTCCGCGTGTTCCACTTGGAGTGGTAACTGTGTACCCAGCAACTGCACCAGAAAGCGGGTCCTGATGAACGTAAACACTAAAGGCCCCTGATTCGCCTTCAATAGTTCCATAAACAACGACTGGTTGAGTAACCAATTCAGCCAAAACACAATGGATACCGGTATCTGGCGCTGCGTCACTCGAAAAACCAACTCTTGCAGCTAAAGCGTTAACCTTATCCTGAGTCATTTGAATGAGCTTGTCGCCTCCAACCTCAGTGTGCATTCTGGTAATCCACATTAGTGTCGTATCGTCAAAGCCATGGTCAGCTGCCGGGATGGCCCCCTGTTCCGACACACCGTCCCAGAAACGCATTCCCAAGGTTGCAGATGTTCCGGACGACGCCCAGAGAGCAGCATACCAACGAAGCCCTTTGGCCACATGGTCAGGAGCTGAAGTAAAAGTTTCCATCGGAATT